CCATATTAGCCGCTGATGTTGTTATCGTTCCTGATGCCGTAATGGTGTTTTGAAAGCGTGCAGTCCCATTCACATCCAGCCGAAAACCTGCGTCTGTGGTGGTGTTGATGCCGATGTTGCCACCTGCGAAAATGCGCATCCGCTGCAAATCACTTGTCCCGAAAATTAACGGAGATGCTTGTTTTGTTCCGACAATTAGACCGTTTCCGCTTTCGTGTATTAGCATTGTGTAGTTAGTGCTTGCAACACTAAACCGAACAGAAGAGTCTGAATACGTGCCTAAATAACCTAAGGCAGTTCCATATTTTGTTACAAAATAACCCGCTCCACTTGCACCCGTTGTTTCAGCGTAAAGAATTGAATAGCCTGTTCCTGTGAAGGTCAAACTATTCCCCCCCATCGTCACCGTTCTATTCCCTGTGAGCGTGCCGTCTGCTGTGTAGATGTTACTCACCGCTAAGGATGAGGGTGCGACATTCTGCCATACCGCAAGGGATGAATTGTACTGAAGGACTTGTCCGTTCGATACCGACGTGATTCTAACTGATTCATCGCTTGTTAATTTACTGCCGAGTGTCGGCCTTATAAGTAGCTTACCGTTATTTGAATCACTTACCACCGCTGCGACCTGTATGATGTTGTTTGGCGCTACCGGAATGGTGGTTTGGAATGCTCCGGCCGTGGTGGTGGACACATACAAAACATCACCCTCTGCGAAGGCCGATGTGTCGATGCCATCGAGCCGACCGAAACATTGAACCTTGCCGAAACTTCCGTTAGTAATAGCCTCAGCCGTTACGCCCATGAAGTAACTTGATGGTGTTGTACCGTTGGCTATGAACGGAGTGATAAGCAGATGCCCGCTACTGCCATCCGTTCCAGCGAAGCCTACTGCTGTGCCTTTTGGTATCGTGCTTCCGCTGCTGTTTTTTACGTGGTAAAATTGGTCGTGTCCAATCTCCTGCGTTGTGCCGTTCATGACCAGCGCAACGGTATTGAAACTGGTGTCCCAATACATCGTACTTTGCGTGGTAGGTGTTCCGGTCGGTGTTAAGTCGAACTGATACCAGCCGGAGCGGATGCCGTATTCGCCTAAGTTTACATTTTGATTTGCCCCGGTATAGGGAACGAATCCGCCCGCACCATTCACCCAACTGCTTCCGTTATAGGTTAGTATGTCACCACTTGCCGGGGATGTGATTGTTACATCGCTCAGTGATGTTAATGAGTAGTCACCCTCCTGCGCTGTTACTGCTCCCGTTCTTCCGAAAACGGATGTCACCCCGCCAACCTGTGAAACGAGGCACTTATAGCTGTACCCGGTGGTGGGATCACCTATCAGCATAAGGTCAGTAGCCGATGGTGTCCGTGATGAAAGTTCGCTTATTCTCTTATTCGCCATGTGTAACTTTTATGGATAGGTCTCAGTCGAAGGGACCGCACACCTATCACTTATATAGCCTAAATTCACCGTTATGTCGCACCTAACGCCAGCCAGCACATCACCAGTTTCTTCCACGAAAAACGTGATCGGGATATTGTCCGCTATCTCATACTCCCAACCTGGATAGCGCATCTGTGCGATGATGTCCTGTGCGATTTGTAGCTGATCGGATAGTACTTCCATCTCGTTGCTCTGATCCTGCGCCACCCGGTCGAGGAACCAAAACTCGAACGATACAGACAACTCAGCCCCGTTGATGGCTGCGTTGGTCATATCAAAGCAGAATCCGGGATAGAGATTCTCCGTTGACAAAAAGTCAAGGATGCTACCTCGGAAGGTCTTTTGTATTATGTTGTGCTTGTCGCCCAGCTCCTGAATGCTGTCGATCAGTTGGTTTAGTGTCATGTTTCTTTTTTAGAAATTTCTCCAGCTTCCGCACGTTGCGGTCTGCCGGGCCTCGTTGTTTACTTGCCTTCACCACAGCAATAGTTAATGTTTCCTTGGAATTTCTCCGCCAGCGATAAACCCTCGCAGCACCTGTCCGTATCGCCCAGCCATACAGTGGTCCGGTAGGCATCGCGATCGGGAATAATCGTATCGTATCGGTTGCCGGGGTTGTTGTATTCCGGGAAGGTGTTCCGCCCGCTTTCTTCTTTGAGATACCTTACCAGCCTTTCTTTGTAAAACTCCGCACGGCCCCGGTATTTATTCGCCACCTCAATCAGTTCCTGCGCGCTCGGCTCGGTGGCGTTGTTGTCCGCTTTTCGAATTACGCCTTTATTGTAGAACTGGTACGATAAGCCCATGGGCAGCTCTGCCATAACGTAGAAAACCAGTGCAGGTGTGATGTACGTGTCAATCAGCCCCTGCTCGTTGGCGGTCAGGTTGGATGCAACAATGCCCGCCAGCAGCCGATTGTACAAAGCTGTACCCAGAGCCGGGAGGATATACATATCCTGCGCGGTGTAAATCTCCGGCAGGACCAGTTTCTCCTCCACGTTGGCAGTGAGGCCCGTGCGTAGTTTGATATCATTAACCGATATGAATAGTACGTTGCTCATGTTATTTGTCTTTTTTGACTACTATGTTTGATTGCCATGTGTGCCTGCACGTTGGAGATTTGCCCCACCATCCACCACCACGGGTGAACACGTCATACCCCAACCGGCGGGAGATGCTCTCGATTTCGGCACGGGTGTAGAACCTATCAAGGTCCATCAGCTTAATGCAAAACGGCCTGCTGGGATGCTCGGCAGAATTGCGCTCGCCGGATGGCACGATCTTCTTCCATTCGTAGGAATAACGAATATCGAATTCTACCGTAGTGGCTTTTTTCTGTGCTGCTTTGGCCTTCTTTTTCTCGTCCTCGGTATCGCCTCCCATTTCTTTAATCAGGTCACGTACCGATCCGGTGACCTTGTACCCTACCTTGTCAGCATCGAGTTCAATAATGCCGAGGTCTTGTAGAACCCCCAACCGCTCCACTACATCGATGGGTTTCAGTCGCAGTGCCTTCGCGATGTCTGCCGGTGGTGTCAGCGGTTGGGCTTTTAGAATTTCAAGGATTTGAATATCCCGGAAGTCGTAGAACGAATCAAACGCTGAGAAATTAACCGCCTTGGATTGGTGAACGGTGAACTTTTCTTTTTTCTCTCCGTACTCCGCGAAAACCTCCATTTCCTTGTCGACATCAACCGCCTGCTCGTTGAATTGTGCCGGCTGGTTGTCGATGGCCAGCATTACGTCGATATCGGCCTCTGTTAGCCCTAAGGATGTGCGCAGTAGCGTGGTGGCGATGTCACGGGTTATTTGCCCTTTCTGGAATTGCCTAATGATGCGCAGTAGTTGCTGGTGCTGTCTGCCGGTGAGATTCTTTACGTTCTCATTCACAAGGGCCTCGGTGGTCTGCCCCTGCTCTGTGCCGGGTGCTGCATCCACCGTTGCATCGGCCTCGGTTGGCAGTCCTAATTTTTCGCGGATTTCGTCGCGTGTCATTACGCTGGCAATGGTTGCCTCGCTGAACTCATAACCGATCGGTTCCACCGGTGTAATCTTCAGCGGATCACCACCTCCAAAGAATGTGAGCAGGTAGTTGAACACGGATTCAACCCCGATCTGCCGATCGTTCACATAGGTGTTCTTGAAAATTTCGTAGGCATCCCGTAATTCAGTCCGGGTGCCTAACTTGCCCGGCTCTGCGATGCCAAACAATGATGGGGATGTAATTTGATGTCCTGCATAGATATTTTGCTGGATCATGGCATCCACCCTGCTAAAGTCCTCTTTCGTCAGGTCGGATGCGCCGAGGTCATCCACGATGGGCTTCCGCTCCGCATTCTGCACGAAAGAAAGCATGAACTTCTTACCATCCGCACCGGAGAACGTGTTCTCAAACATCCGGGTGACTTTCCGCTTTTCCTCATCGCCCGGTTCACCGTTGGGTAGCGTGATTAACTTCGATGCACTGAATCCCGTTTTCGCATTGCCCAAAGTGTGTTGGCTTACCTCAATATCGGCCTCGATGTAGTTAAGGCTGGGGAAATATTTCGGCAGTGGATAGGTCTCCTGTCCGGGCCGGTAGTCTTTCACAAAAAGTATCTGCCGACCTGCCGGATGGTTCGGATTGAACGCAGGAAGAATGGTTGGTTCATCGCGATGGTTGCGCCAGTCCTTCTTATAATAAAATTCGGTGCAATCTTTCGATGCCCGCAGTTTCATGTAGTCTATGTGGCGCATCTCTGCGATGCCCTTCCCGTTTATGGACCAGATGATTTCAAGGTAGTAACCTCCAAAAATTTCAATATCCAGCGTAATCTTCCGCAGGATGTCATTCAGTTTCTCGGATGGGTTCGGCTTGTTCAACATCCGCTCGTTTCCGCCCGTGAATCCGTTACCGCTCACATACCCCGCCTTCCCGGAAACGATGGCTCCGTGCTTAGAGGACTTGTTGAACAACTCCAGCAGGTAATCCGGATAGTCGTTGCGCTCCCCAAATTCTATGTAACCTCTGCCCTTGCGTTCTGTATACTTCGGTTGGCGGGCTTCCGCGAACTGAAGAATGAAAAAATTTTCACTGATAGATGAACTCATTGTTCTTGTTTCTTGTGGTGTATGTTATGCCTGCCTCGTGGAAGATAGCGATACCGCTCTCCAGGAGGTTCTTGTTTGCGATGTCTGTGCTTGTTCCGGTCGTTTCGTAAATCTCATATTGATACTGCCCTGTTTTCGGTAGTAGCGATGATTGAACGGTAAAAAGGTTATACCGCTGTTTGTACTGGCTGGTATCGTCTGCAAAAAGTTTCAGAAACTTTGTTTCTACGTTTGTGGTTCGATGAATAAACCGGAAAATATAGTTAGGAGCCGGGAGCAATTGCTTCTCGGTCAAGGTCATTAACAGCGTATTATTGCCTGAATAGATGTTCAGCATAAAAGTAAATAGCGCATATTGGTAAAGTTACCGAAAATAAAAACACCCCGTAGAAACGAGGTGTTAACCGATATACAACGAAAATGAGAAAGTAATAAAATGAGCCGGCCGGGTGCGCAGATCGCGGGATGCGTGCCGGCTTCTAAATGTTATGCGGTCAGTGTGGCGATTACAGATGCCTGTACTTCTGGTGCCAGCTCGCGCTCTGCTCCGCTGAAGGTAAGGCTGTAACCATTCCGGTCGGTTGATGCCGTTCCGGTACCTGCTGATCCACTAAGCAAATCAAGTCCGGAGTAACGACCGGCTAACCAGTAGCGACCGTTTTTGTCCTTCACCACCGCCATCATGTTGTTGCGTGCCAGCAGCAGAATTTCATTCCGCATATTGACCTGTAACTTATTGATGATTACAACCAGCTGCTGGTCATAGTTGATGGTGCCGTTCTCGATGTTACCCTGAATGTTTTCGGTAAAAGATGCGGTATTCTTTACCAGCTGATACTTGTAAAACACCTTACCGCTCGCCTTCGTGATGGCAGTTACCACCCCGCTCGCCTCGGTCACAGCCGTTACATCATTATAGCCGATGAACCACACCGCTTCTAAGCCGCCCTGATTGTCTTTGCAATCAAATGAATAACCTTGTGTTAGTGCGCAACTCATATGCGTGATTAGATTAAGCCGGAGAGGTTAGTACCCCTCCGGCAGTTAAAAATTGTTAGACAGTGAACTTCACAACTTCGCCGGGGAACGCTACGTTCACACCTGCTTTGAACTCGGCGATGAACCGTACCTGATCGGCTTCGCGAGCGTAGAAGATGTCAAAGCGCTCCTGCTCGTCCAGCAGGTCGGTGCCGAAGAAGATGTTAGACAACCTCATGGCGTACACCTTGCTGGTGCCGTTCAGTCCCGGTGTAGCGATTACGCGGATGGTAGTCCCGGGGAGTGTGAACTCACCGTTTGCCTTGCCATCGTAGTTGTAGTGGAACAGATTCGCGTTCTTCAGCGCGATGGTGTATGTGCGGAACACATCCATGCCACACATGATAACCACATCATCCTTGTCAACAACCGCAGCAGGAATGGCAGCGTAAACCGCATCCATAACCGCGATCACGTTTGAGGCAGTGATAGAGGTGGCAACGGTACCGATGAATGGGGATGCGTTGGCCTGTACTGCTCCGGCGTTCACCTGCTTGATCAGTCCATCGAAATGAAGGAGCTGAGTGTCTACACTTGTGGTGTCACCCTGCCATACTGCTTTCTCCAGAGCATCAGCAATCTTCTGAGCTTTGCGCTGGCTGTACTGCTCTGCAAATATGATGCTGTCGTAACGGGAACCGCGTGGCAGTGCTTCCTGAAGGTACTTCGCTTCGAGGTCTTTAGGGCAAAGGCTTTCGTTCACCTTAATTTTTCCCACGGTCACGGTACGCTGAGTGAAAGTTGTGGTGCCGGATGCGGTGAATCCGCAGTTGCTACCAGACTGAAACAGCGTGTCCGTGTCCATGATGTTGATGGTTTCGGAGGATTTCACCCCTACCATCACGTTGCTCGCCTGCTTAATCAGGTCGATGGTCTTAGCACCAAGTACAGAAGAAGTAACGAGGTTTTGCGCGTTCTGCTTCGTATAGTTGGCCAGTGCGTCTACATTAAATGCCATTGTTTGAAATTTTGATTTTTAGTAATTGGATTTTGAAAAACGGGGTTTATTGTCCGATCCGCTGAAGGAAGCGACTAACCTTGTCATCCTTCGATACGTGGCGCGGTTCGGGTTTGATGGGATCGGCAGAAGGTGCGGCGAAGAACTCTACCAGCACATCGCGTAGTGAGGTCATTTTGTCCTCGCTGGCTTTGATGGCAATGGCGAACTCCTCTTTTTGCATATTGAAACGTGCTTCGTAGTCCGCTTTCATCTGCTCGATTTGTGCGGCCATGTCCTCCATCTTTTTCTTCATAGCAGCGGTTTCCACCTCTGTCTCGATTTCGGGAGTTTCCAGCTCGGTAATGATGCCAGCCTCGTCGGTAGTGATAACAATACCATCTGCTAGGATGTGATCACCTGCGGGAGGTGCTACCGGGCCCTCTGGTCCTTCGATGGTAACCTTGCCTCCGGGTGCGAGGTTATCAATCATAACCTTATTGCCATCGGCCAGTTGGTACTCTTTAAATTGCTCTACTGGCGGAACGGAAGGCACCTCTGGTGCGTTCTGATCGGCGAATAGTGCCTTGATTTTTGATAATGCTTCCTGTGGTGTCATAAAAATGAATATGCCCCTAATTAGAGGCATATTACATAGTTGACCATTTGATGCCCGTGGTGAGCTTCTATTGCGCTCTCACAGCGTTCAGAATGTCGATGATCTCCCGCATTTTCTCGATCGCATCCTCCTCATCGTTCTCCCGGATGTAATTAAACACCCCCTCCACGCTGAACCCCTTAACCTTGCCATCTTTGACCATCTGCCATACCTCGTCATTCTCAACTTTGAACGAACCGAACCAGGAGCCATCCGGCACATCCTCAAACCCTTTCATGGGTAGGATGCCCCGCTTTTCGTCCGTTATGAATGATTCAAACATGGTCAGTCCGCTAAGTTGCTGGCCATCATCATGCATGAGGTTCACGTTATTCTGGTAGGCTTTCCGGAAGAACTTC